CCGCCGATACCTGTAAGACTGGAAACATTGCATTTGCGTACAGGCGGCATAAGTAAACCGTTGATGGCGCACGAAGCAAATATTCGCATTGAGCAACGCCATACGCGTATTACTTTCCGCGGCCAAGAAATAAACCGCATAACTTACACTTGCAAGTATCTTACGGCTCAGTCTGAGTGGATATTTGATAACTATACGGGCTTGGCTAAATTGGCTGAAGACATTGGCAACATAAACAAACAGATAAACACCGTGCTTGGGCATAGATCGGAACTAATGACGATAGGTATTTGCCCATCATTGAACGAAAGCAATGAAGCGTGTGGGGCTAAACTACAAATTAACCCTGCAACCCTTACAAGTTTTGGCGATATTAAATGTAAGGCGTGTGGCACAGTCTGGGAAAGTAATCGCTGGCGACTATTAGGAAAGGTGCTTAGTGATAACTCTCCAAGAAGCGACAAAACTATTTAGAATATCTGTACCAACAATGTATAGGTGGATAGCGCAAGATCACATCAGTTATAAAGTTATTAACGGCATAAAGCATTACGACATAGACTCATTGCAAAATGCTTACGAGAAACGCCACGGTTAATATGCGTGTGATAATATACGCAGTATCTTGGAATAAGACTATAGATAGGGGAACAGGTGTAGCCAAATGCAGGTAATTGTAAGCGACCTTACGGTTGCGGACATAGACGAAGCATTAGCACACCTACGCCTAAAAATAGAAGATCGTTACGGCAATAGACTTACGCACAAACAGCGACAGTTCTATTTAGATAGCATAAATGACCTGTTAGATGCGCGTATAGAACTTACGGGAAGCAACCTAAAATGATGATTTTGAGTAAGACTTACTAACACCATGCCAAATCACAATGCGGCCGTACCAAGCCCAGAATTGGTAGATAAAGAAGTTAAAGTGCTGGAATTGCGTAGGGCTGGTTATACCTGGCAACGCATAGCCGAACAGACTGGTTACGCTGACCATACAGGCGCTTACGCCGCTTATAAGCGCGCTATTAAACGCACACAGCAACAGCCCGCAGACGAATTGCGCGAGCAGGAAATTGACCGCATAGATCGCTTACAGTTGGCTATTTGGGAAGATGCTATGTACGGCGACACTAAAGCCATACTTACCATTGTGCGCTTGATGGAAAGGCGCGCTAAACTTCTTGGGTTAGATATGCCAATTAAAATTGAGCAGGAAGTAACTACATGGACGGGCGGCGATAGCATTGACCGAGCCGTTAGAGACCTTGCCGCATTACTCACGGCAAACGATGCAGATAGCACAAGCGAGAGTGCAATGGCAGTCGTTATCAGCGAGACCGAACCAGTTACCACCGAAAACGAATTGGAAAACCTGGTTGATTTTATCGGGTCGCGGTTGGGGGAAAACACGGACGGGGGCGGAGTGGATAGTTTGGCAAGCGCTGACGAACCCGAAAACTCGTTGGGCGGTAGTAGCGGCGACTAGCGCCGATGTTATAGATACTTGCTTTGAAGGTGAGTCTGGAATTATTAGCGTACTTACACGCTATGGACTTTATAACGAAAACGACTGGAACCGTAGCCGTAGTGCGTATGTGCTACCTAATGGTTCCAGAATAAAAGGATTTACGGCAGAAAAACCAGATCGCTTACGCGGCCCGCAACACCACGGCGCTTGGTGCGATGAATTAGCGGCCTGGACTGCACCCGAAACATTTGACCAGTTACAATTTGGTTTGCGCTTAGGCGATATGCCACAAGTATTGGTTACTACTACACCGCGACCTACGAAGATCGTTAAAGAGTTAATAAAAGACCCAGATACGGTTATTACACGCGGTAGTACATACGAGAACAAAGAAAACTTGGCGGCAAGCACGCTTGTTACATTACAAAGTAAATACGAGAACACACGCTTAGGCCGCCAAGAACTATTCGGTGAAGTGCTTGATGATAACCCTGGCGCGCTATGGACACGCACAGGAATTGAAAGCGCTCGCATTAAAATAGCCGATTTACCACCACTTACACGCGTGGTTGTTGGCATTGACCCCGCTGTTAGTAATACTGAAGATAGCGATAGCACGGGCATTGTTACTTGCGGTATGAGTGCAGACGGTCAATATTATGTATTAGACGACAATACGCTTAAAGCAAGCCCGCAAGAGTGGGCAACTGTTGCTGTGCAAGCGTTTGAACGCCATAAGGCTGATAGAATTGTTGCTGAAACTAATAACGGCGGCGACTTAGTTATTCACCTTTTACAACAGGTTAAGCCTGGAATTGCTACTAAAAAGGTAACGGCTACACGCGGTAAGCAATTACGCGCTGAGCCTATTGCCGCTTTATATGAGCAAGGCCGTGTGCATCATGTTGGTTATTACGCAAAACTAGAAGATGAAATGTGTGAGTACGAACCAGGCGTTAGCGTTGATAGCCCTGACCGTATGGACGCATTAGTTTGGGCTTTAACAGAATTAAGCGAAGGTTCTAACACGCTTAACTTTCTTACTGCTATGGCGAACTTTTGCCCTAAATGCAAAACGCCTGTTTCACGGTCTTTGTCTTTCTGCCCCGCTTGCAATACTTCAATAGGAGAAAAAAATGACTTCACTTTCGCTAAGCCAAACGCCTGACCCACTAGGCATTACGCTTCGTCAAAATCAAGAGTGGAACATAACCTTCTCATATTGCAATAACGATGCTAATGGCGACCCAGATTTAAATAGCCCAATTAACCTTACTGGTTATACACCGCTATTACAGTTCCGCACATCTGCGCTCGCTAAAACAGCGGCGCTTAGTTTAGGCGTTGGTACAGGTCTTACATTTGTTGCTAATACTTGCCCACAAGTACGCGTTAGCGCGGGTATTGCTGTAGCACCTGGTAAGTATGAGTGGGATTTGCGCTTAATTCCTGCCGATGCAAGCGAGTCAATTTATTTAGGCCAAGGCATTGTGCAAGTAAATGCTGAGGTTTCTCGTAATGGCTGATAACACACCAAACATTGTTGTAACACCTGACGAAAGTAATGTTGTTGTTACACCTATTGTGCCGCAAATTGTTGTTGCACAAGCGGGTATTCGCGGCGTTCAAGGCGTTCAGGGAACACAAGGTTTAGGTTCGCAAGGTACACAAGGCGTAGGAACTTTTTACACCTGGTCGCCTACTGCGCCAGTAAATCCTAATGTTGGCGATCGTTGGGCAGACTCAAACACAGGTATTGAATACACATACACCAATGATGGCAACAGCAACGCATGGGTGGAATTAGAAGCCGTTGGTTATATCGGGCCAGTTGGCGCACAAGGCATTACAGGTGGCCAAGGCGTTCAAGGTTCTATTGGTAGCGGAACACAAGGCGTACAAGGCGCTATTGGTACACAGGGCGCTATTGGTGTTCAAGGTTCAACAGGCGCTCAGGGCATTATCGGTATTCAAGGAACAACGGGTACACAAGGTTTTGTTGGTATTCAAGGTACTCAGGGTTCACTTGGTAATCAAGGAATTCTTGGCGTACAAGGATTTACTGGAAGCCAAGGCGCAGTTGGAATTCAGGGAACACAAGGCACATTAGGTTTGCAAGGAACTATTGGTGCGCAGGGTACTGGCGGCGCACAAGGTTCACAGGGATTACAAGGCGGCGGTTTTAATCAGTCGCAAGGAACAACAGGCGCACAGGGTACGCAAGGTATTCAAGGCGCGGGAACAGTTGGTACACAAGGCACACAGGGAACAACTGGCGCTGGCACACAAGGCGTTCAAGGATTAACTGGCACACAAGGTACACAAGGTCTTAGCGTTCAAGGCACAACAGGTGCGCAGGGTCTTGCTGGAAATAATGGTGCGCAGGGCGCAACAGGAACACAGGGCGCGCAAGGATTACAAGGCGTTATTGGTAATCAAGGTGTAAGCGGCACACAAGGCGCAGACGGCACACAAGGATTTGTTGGTATTCAGGGTTCAGTTGGTAGCCAAGGCATTACTGGTTTACAGGGTGTGCAAGGCAATACTGGAAGCCAAGGTACTCAGGGTCTTATTGGTACGCAGGGTACATTTGGTATTCAAGGTACACAGGGCATTGTTGGTGCAAGTGGCAGTTCATCTAGTTATTATGATTATGTTGCTGATACATCTACACAGGCTGATGCTCAACCGCCTACAGGTCATTTGGTTTGGAACAATACAACCCAAACAAGCGCTACTTTTCTTTATGTAAACCACATTACAAATAACGGCATAGACATAGATGTTTTTCTTGATTTATTAAAAGCCACGGACACGGTAATTGTTCAAGACCAAAACAATTCAAACAACTATCAAACTTGGGTGCTTACTGGCAACTCAATAGTTGTGCCTAACAGTTATGTAAAACTTCCCGTAAGCCTAAGCACATCTGGCGGTACTGGAACTACTGGGTTTGCTAATAACCACCATATTGAACTTATTACTTTTGCTAGCGGCTTGCAGGGAACTACAGGTGCGCAAGGATTTACAGGCGCGCAAGGAACTGTAGGGTTACAAGGCACTACAGGTATTCAAGGCAATACTGGAACACAAGGCGCGGTTGGTAATCAAGGCGTAACTGGTTTGCAAGGTATTGACGGTACGCAGGGAACTCAGGGCGTTCAAGGCTTAATTGGTTTACAAGGAACTCAGGGTATTCAGGGCAATGACGGTGTTCAGGGTATTACTGGCGCTGGAGTACAGGGAATTCAAGGCACGCAAGGCGCGCAAGGTTTTCAGGGGATTATTGCCGCGCCAACCCCACCTGCTAACACAGGAATTTTGTGGGTAGATACGCTTGCGGCGGGCAGTCAGGGTGCGCAGGGAATTCAAGGGATACAAGGCACTCAGGGTATTCAGGGCATTATTGGTTCATCTGTAAAAGTTGTTAAAACAGCCGTATCGCTAGGAACCGTAACTAACAACAACACATTTGTAGAAACAGTTGTAACAAATGTTGCACAGCGCGGCTATGTATCTTACTTCTTGGTTACAGCAAGCACACCAACTTACTTTGATGTTGAAGTGCGGTCGGCGGCAAGCGGGGCTGGAACACAAATGCTTTACGCGGCTGGAATTCCAATTACAACATATACAATATCTACGGTTTGGTATTATGAAGCCGATAGCGGCGACTCTATGTATATCAGAATTAGAAACAATGGCGGCGCTACTGCCACATTTACTTTAACTTCAATGAGAGTGGAGAGATACGCATAATGGCTTATTACACAGGTACGCAAGCGGCTTCAGCGACTATTGCGGCAGACTTTATGACCACTTTTGATACATACCTTATATCAGGCGGATTTACTTTTGTTGAAACTTACACAAGCGGTACAAATATTACTAACATTTATAAGTCACCTGCCGCAAGCAACTCGTTGGCTATGGACTGGTATTTGTTTGTAAACAGAGAGTCCGTAGGCGCGGCAACTGTTGGGTTTGGAGTTGCTGAGGCATATAACAGTTCTACACACTTAGCAACAAAATATGCGCCATACGGCGTACCTACAACCGCAAATACTACTGATTACACAGTAAGCGATGGTGGCGTTTTGCCATCTGCTACAACTTCAAACGCATCTATTTGGAAAGGCGGAACAGGTCAAGGCGGTAATCCGTTTACTGGTACTGGTCAAATTAGTACAAGTGTTACATATACTTGGTATTTAAATGTAACGCCAGATAGAGTTATTTTTGGTAAATCTACCGCAACGGGTGCTTCTAACGCTTCAACAACTTACGCGGGAATTTTAGACCCGTTGGTAGATAACTGGAATATTGTTATTGGAACTTGGTGTCTTACTAGCAACCAGCAAGGTTCAACTACTTCAAATATACTTGGCGCAACAACTCGCGATTATGGAATTCCCGCTACCGTTTCAACCGCAACGGGGGCGGCTTATGTTTGGCACTCAACTTTGTATGGTAATACTGCCAGCACTACTAATAACCCTTGGGGCATGGGCTTTTCAGTTGCCGATAATCTTTATGGAAATAATACGCCGCGCGCTTTTAAGTGCGCAATAGTGAGTACAAGAAATCAAAATATGGGAATATCTATTGGTTTACTTAAAGATGTTATTAGCCATTATGACTCAGCATTAGCAACAACTCTGGCGGGTGGGGATACGCTTTCATTAACAAATTCAACAGGAACATACAATTATGTGCGAGCCGACTCATATTCTTTAACTTCTGGCTCCACTATATGGATACCTAAACAATAATGGCCGCTTTTACTGCATCTGGTAGCGGTAAATTTACACCGCCATATTATAATTTGCTTTCTCAGAGCATAGTTTTTACAAACCAAACGCCTACATCACAAGCATTTACTGCATCTAAAACTGGTTCATTTTATTTACCAACTTTACTTCCTGCACAAAATACTTTAATACCTAGAATTCCTACAAATACCGTTTATCCAAGAACACAGTAAAGGAAAGCAATGAGCAATTACAAAGCAGGTTATGGCGATATTGGCGCAGAACCAACAGAAGAAAAGTTATTTGAAACACGCGAAGAAGCACATGCTTGGTTAGACCCTATTATTGC